TTCAGCTTGCGCAGCAGGGTGCTCCTGGCGAACGCGCCCGCGCCCTCATTGAAGACAAAGCACACCAACGCCGAAAACTGATTGTCCGTCAGCGGCACCTTGACCAATCCGGCCACGGCCTGCTCCGCCGCCATCAGATCGGCATCCAAAAGCTGTTCGGCCCGCTCGCAACTGATGCCGTCGCCGGGCTTCACATTTTGGATATGGCCATAACCGATGGTCCAGATACCGGACGTGTCCCGATAAGCCTCCAGTTTAAGTCCCTCATGGGCGCGGATGAGCGCCAGCCCGGCGCCATTGATGGTCCGCATGCTGCGTCTTCCTGTTGCTGAGACGTATGGCTGGTGGCGCTAGAGCGGAACCGTAAAAGGATTGATGAACTGCGACGCCGTGTTGAACATATCCAGCACGCCCGGCGATTTTGATTGCGTTGTCGTCTGCGTCTGTTGCATCGGCATCATGCCGACCGCCTGGTTGCGCAGCTGCTGTTGCTGATAGGGATAGTTCAGTTGCCGCATGAACTCGTCATAGGCGGCATCATCCTGGGCCTGCTGCAACGCCTGCTGTTGCGTTCCGACCTGGGAATAGAGCTGCCCCTGCTGGGCCAGCTGGTTGAAATAGTCCTGTCCGAAACCGGCATATTGGTTGGCCGCATTCAGCTGCAACCCCGCACCGGCCAGGCTGTTCGCCGCATTGGCCCTGGCGATGTCAAGCCGGCTGCCGAGATTATACTGCTCCGCGGCCGTCGCGGCGTTGGCATTGTATTGGTCGGCTGCCGCGGCCGCATTGGCGTTGAACTGGTCCGCGCCGAACTGATAGCCGGCATTGGTCTTGGCCAGGTCATAGGAGTTCGTGGCATTGAACTTCTGGGCGTCATAAGCCTGGCTGGAATTGAACTCCCCCGCATTGAGCTGGTTCTGGATATCCTGCAGCGCTGCCTGCTGGGCACTCTGGTAGGCGCCCTGGCGCAGGCTCGCCGACGTAGACGCCACATTGCGCAAATAGTCATCGGTGGTGTTGGCATCCAGCACCGCCTGGCGCGTTCCGCCAAAGGCGTGCGCCGCGGTCGCGCTGGCATTGTCAGCAACGCCCTGTTGTTGCCGGGAATGGTAGAGGTCCCCAAGCGCGGCATTGACCACATCGTCGGTATAAGGATTCAGGTAAGGCGTCAGGTCCGTACCGCTCAGCAGTCCCGCATTGACACCGACCGCGTTCACCGTCGGAGCCGGGCTCACCATGGGTGCCGCAATCGATCTGGCCGAGACGCTGCGGGCCGTCAGGTCGCCAGGCGAGCCGATCACCGGCGCCTGATAGCTCAAGAGCGATCCCGTCGCATCCTGTGCGCGACTGATGGCGTTCAGCGCAGTGGGATTATTTGCCGCCGAAAAAAAGGCATTGAACCCCGCCATTTGATTGTCGTTGAACCCTGCCACCCGCTCGCCGGTATAAGGCTGAAAAGGTCGGTCGGCGACCTGGCTCGCCATGTTGTAGTTCTGCTGGTACAGCGCCATCAATTTCGGATCGACGGTATTGCTGGTTTCGGTATGCGAGCTTCCACCCATTATTCCACATCCTTTGTCATGACAGTCCACAAATGCCGGTATCCCAGCGCCGCGCCAACCGGTGCCCATCCCGGCTTGACGCCGAAGGCGATGATCCTTTTGCACTCGCTGGCGCGCGCCCAGCGCTGCAACGCCGGCTCCAGCTCACGGCCAAGCTCTCTCAGCGCTTTACCCCTGGTCCCGCCACCGGCAAAAATGTTCAACGCCTTGCAGTTCGGATAAAGCACGAATTCGGTCACGGCAGCGCAATGCCGCCCCGGCCAGAAATGCATCCGGCCTTGCGCGATGGCCTGCTCGACATCCGCGATTCCATACAGGCCTGTGGGCTCGACCGCCGCTCGGATCCATTCCCGGCAGCGGCCCCACTCCTGCTGCGCAAGTGTCATGTGATGACCAGCGTGCCGCCGGTCACGGACAGTGTCCTGATTGTCCCGCTGACACTGTCGCGCACCAGGATTTTGTCGAATACCATTCCCGCTTTCAGGTTGCGCCTGTCTTCGCGCTCCAGGATGCCGCGCAGCTGCGCTTGGTCGCTATAGTCATACGCGCTCGGCGCCTTGGGCAGTTGCATTAGCCTCTCCCCTCGCCTGCAATCACGTCCAGTTTTGCCACCCCGAAACGCCAATTGGCCGCGGCCGCGCCCGTTACCGTCATCTCAAGCTGTCCGCCGCTGAACCGCAGGTCGGTTTTCGCCGACAGGGCATAAGGCCCGAAGCTTATGCCCGCATCATCGGCGTTGCGCCGGACGGTGAAGGATGCGGTAACATCGCCCACCGTCGCGTCGTCGGGATAAAGCCCCAACACATGCATGATGGTGTCGCCATTGCCCAATTCCACGGGTCCGGTGGTGACAAAGGGAACCCCGCCGCCATAATCCCAGCCCAGCTCGTGATCGTAGATCAGCCCGCCCGCCGACATCAGGACCGGATATTGAAACACGCCCTTGTCGACGCCGCAGCTCCGCGCCGCCCGCCCGATATTCCAGTGGTTATCCTTATATTGCCACACCACGCAGCGGTCGATTTCCGTGGATGACGACGAGCAATAACGCCATTCGATCTCAAAATTGGCGGCGTTGGCGATAGCGACCACCTTGGATATCTGCAGCGGATTGATATCCTGGCGGATATAGTCGAGCACATCGCAAGCCAGCGGCACCACGCCGCCGCCATTCCACAGCCAGAAATTCAAGCCGGGGCTCATCCAAGCCGCTTCGCCCGTCCCGAACGAGGCTATCGCCTGGCGGGAGATCGCGCCGCAATTGTCACCCGCCTTGTCGAAGCCATAGACCAGTGTGCCGCCGATATACTGTGCGGCGTGAACATCCAGGTCGGTGAACAACAGGGTCAGTCCCTTGACCCGGCAGCCGCACATCAGCCGTCCTGCAGTCTGAAGCGGAAAACTGCCGGCTTGGTTTGTGGATGACGGCGCCCACAACGTGTTGTTCTCCTGGTCGCACCAGCCCACGGTCCGTGGATCGGAGGTGCCCAACGCAAACACAAACCGCTCGGCGGTGGTGACCAAGGCCGCGCAATTTGGCGCATTCGCCACCTGCGCCGCCTTGACGCCGGTGTTCAACTGCCACTGATAGAGCTTGCGGTCGTCCGGGCTCACGCCCAGCAGATATTCGCCCCAGCTGTCCAAGGTCCATTGGGTGGCATCCAGCACCAGTGAGGTATCGGGACGTGGCGTGCCATAGCTCGTTGCGCCATAAAGCCCGGTCCCATAACCGCCCGCAGCGATCGCGTCCGCGCGGCCCGCGGTGAATCCCACCGGCGTAATGTCCGACAGCGTGCCCGCCCGGTCGCATACAAACAGTCTGCTATGCGTGCCGATGCCAAGCCAGGTCTTGGTGTCGTTCGCCTTCCAAGCCAGGGCGGCGCGCGGCGCGCCGGTCAATATGCCGGTCCCCTTGCGGCGCCAGCCATTGACGGGTCCGATGGCGCTGCCATACCAGCGCACACCCCAGGCATCGTAATACCGCCCTTTGCTTTGAAGCCGCGTGCCGTTCCGGTAGAGACCAGGCGGCTGTGCCAGCGGTAACCGGGCCATCAGCGGGCCTCGAGCGCGGCGATGCGGGCATTCGCTTCCTTGATCGCGGCGACCAGCAAAGGGATGACGTCTGTATAGGACAAAATGAGTTTGCCGCCGCTTGGATCGCTTTCATCCCGCGCCTCAAAGGTCGTGACCGCTTCGGGAAGCACAGCCTGCACGTCTTGCGCGATCAGGAATACGCGTCTTTCGTTTGCCGCATCCGAAAGGTAACGGCCGGTTACCGCCCGCAGGCTATCGACCTTGGTTCCCGCACAAGCGATGGGCGTGAGATCCGTTTTCAGGCGCTCATCCGAGAGCGACGCCCAGGATGTGGCACCGTTGTTGAGGATAACACCATTGGAGACGCACACCATGCGAATGCCGTTGCCGTCGGTGGTTGAGATGCTGCCATTGTAATTGATCGTCCCGGTGGTTCCCAAGCCGGTCAAGACGATCTTTGCGCCACTGCCGGCATCGGCATTCAACGACGCCCCCGGCAGGGAAATGCCGGAGCTTGAGATCGTCGTCATCTGGGTGTTGCCCACATAAAAATGATGAGCATCCTGCTCCGTCCAATAGGTGATGCCATTCGGTCCGGTGGCATGAATTTGCCCGCCGCCCGCCCTATTTTGCAGTCCTATCGGGTAATTTTGTCCGAACAGCTGAAAAGAGAATGCGTCCCTGCCATTGATGAGCTGAAATGCGTTGTAGACACCGGTGCCGAGATTTGGGTTTGTGAAGGACACCAGCGGGCCGCCGTTGGTATCGACGGTCCAATTGCGCGTAGTGGGATTGAAAACCACCGGACTGTAGGATACTTCGCGCCAATTGCCCGACGCATCGGATCTATAAACCGCGCTATCGCCCGCATTTGTCGAATGGTTCGCGCTCCCCAACAGGACGAGGCTGGTCGCGTTGTGCGTCAGGGTCAGCGCACCCGCAAAGCGCACGAAGCGGATGCAGTTCGGTACCGTGCCGAAGCTTGTGATGGTGGTCGTGCCGGTGATCACCACGGCCGTCGAGGGCGCCGAGCCGATATCGCAGGTCGCCGCGGAGGCAAGTGTCGCCTCCGCTTGCGCCATCAACTTGCCGGCAAAAGCGTCCAGCAGGTCCAGGTCCGCATTCAGTTCCGCGCCCCAGGTGTCGCTATCGCCGCCCACACTGGGTTTGGTCATGCCAAGATTTGTCGTCGTCATTTCGCGCCTATTGAGGTTTATGGTTTGTCGAATCGATGCCCGTCACGCGTCCGTGCTAATGTCGTAGCCGGCCCGCATCCCTCCTCCGGTCAACCGCGACAGCTCGCTGCGCAGCCGCGATTGCTCGCCCGGCAGGGGATCGGCATCGCAGATATCGTCCAGCGCGGAAGAAAACAGCGTCCCCCAAGTCGCGATCCGCGCATCGTCTTTCAGGTACGGCGCCGATTGCGTCAGCGCGCCGTAAAGATAGGCGTCGGGATAGTCCGTCAGGATCCAGTTGCCGGAATTGGCCGCGCTCAGGCTCGGCATCCGTGCGACATAAGTCAGCTCGCCCGCATAATCCTGGTCGGCCGGTGGATAGAGCTGCAAGTCTCCACCCACAATCGCATACCAGCGCGGCGCGCCCTTGCCCCTTCCCGCCTGTTTCTGCTGCTGCAGGTTCCT